ACTACCATCATAAGCAATATGCCTATTATCTCTTTCTTTGGGTTTTGTATGTTCATTAATAACTGTTTTTACTATACACTTTACCGATGGTAATGGCTTGACCAATGTCACCACGTTGGTACTTACTAAACGATTCAGCGAAGGCATAGCACAACAAGTAATCGGTTAAATCTGTGAAGTGTCCAGTCTTTTGATATCTTACTTTTGTTTGCCCATCGGTTTCCATTTCTTTGTTCTTCGTTCCATCGGCAGCCTCTTTAGTCAATACAAAGTCATTGATTGCTCTTTTGCAAGAATCATCAATCTTAAAGGTAATCCCATCGTATTCGCTATCAAGGACTTGGTTAAAGAAGTTACCACGCATTGCCACCGATGGATTTGACTTTGCTACCCTAAGTTGAGGGTGATATTCTTTAAGTTCATCCATTATTAAACGGAAGAAGTTATGTCCTTTCTCCAACTTTACATCCGCTTTTTGTGAGGTTGCATCACCATAAATGAACAAACCCGAAGTATGACCTTGATATTTACGTTTAAACTCGGAACACACGGCTTTGATAGTGTTGTTTGGATTAACTCCTGCTATCTCGGATATTTGCTTAATATTCTTACGTTCAATTTGGAAAATACCAACAGGCAAGTACGGATTCACATTCTCATCAAAACTGATATGCAAAGGTAATGATGGATCATAGCTACAAGCACCAACGTGCTTCTCTAACTCGAAGCACTTATAAAACTCACCACCCACTTTGAGTTGAATATCCCAATTACCTTCAACGAATACCTCGTATTGATATTTAGGCATTGATTTAAGGCTTTCTAAGTAGTCTTGCGGTATGTATGGGTTATCGGTAATCTTTGAAGGAATATAGAGCCAATTATCAGGCATATCGTTAGCTTTCCACCGATTGTAAACTTTATCTTTCACCCAATTATTTGCAGGATTACAAGTACCAAGAATCAATGGAGGAGGTTGTTTGGATATGATATGACTTCCAGCACGTTCAATGCACTTATTGAATGTCAACTCTTGCATCTCGTTCATCTCCTCAAGAAGGAATCCATTACATTCTAATCCTTTAAATCTGTTTAGTTCTTTATCATCGGCATAATTTTCGCCAAAGAATAATAATTGACTTCCATTAGTAAAAGTAACCGTCTGCGTATCTTGATTGTAATTCTTGATGAATGATGTTGGACATATCTTACCGAATGATGGAATAGTAGTTCGTTTCAGTGTTTGTAAGGTATCACGAACTACCACCCATTTGCTTTGAGGATATATCTTTGCAAGTAATAGTAATGCGCCTAATCCTGCGAATGTCTTACCTCCACGAATAGCACCCCCATACAAAATAAAGTTATATTTCTTACTGAAGATAGAAGATAAAAACTCAATTTGTTTAGGAAAAGGATTAAATAAGACTTCGGTAGGCATTATAATGTAATCTCTTGGTCACCTATCATAAACACTTGTACATCAACAGGCTTATCACCACCTTCCAATGTAGTTCTATTTAATTTAGGTTTAAAGTATTCAAGTACTTGAAGAAATCTATCACTAAATTCTTTATCGCTACTATTTGCAAGAATTGAATTGAATCTATTGGTATGGGTAGTAACAATGGATTCACCAAGTGCTTCCCATTGTAGAGTTCTTTCGTTTTTTACACCCGCAGTTCTTCCTCCTGATTTTGGTTGACCTTTTACAAATGGCATATATATAAATTATTGTATTTTGTTCTATAATAGTATTTTCCCATAGTAATGCAAAGTTACAACATAAATATGGATATAGTAAGATTATAGATATACTACAAGAAAAGTAATGTAACACCATAAGTATAAACAATTGCGCTTTTTCTCCGTTAGCAGGAAAGTGTTAAAACCACTAACATCATCGAATTACTACACCATCAAGACGCTGACACACTTAGTCTTCGCTTTGTTGTGTTGATGTGTAGGCGCATTTGTTTATTGTACTATCTTGTTCAACTGTTCCATTATCTCATCAGCCTTATCTCCCCAAAACATATCACATTTACCATCCTTAATTGGCGATTCGGTGAAGTACCATTGGTTTGTTGCATCCGCAGGTGATGTATATCTCTTACATTTTTCTTTTATTTGGCAGTTGTTGCCCTTGCAGAGTGTGTCCATTAGTTGTATTTTACGTTGTGTCCTTTACTACTCATATACTCTTTAATCTTTCGCTTGGCATATTCATCAAAGTCTTGCATCTTACTCGCAGGTATTGTATAACTCTTGCTCTTAGTTGATGGCTCGTTGTACATCGGCTTCCGTCCTGCGTTACGTTCGTTGTGTATTGGTTTACTCATAGTATGTATGTTCTATTGTGCAAATATATGCAACTTAATTAATTATTGATACTTATTTAATAGGTTATCATAAAACCGAAAGAACTCTTCCATTGAATGCACAATCACATACACACCACCTGATGCCGTGATGCTTTCTTGATACTTCTTTTGCGCTTTCGATTGCTTGTCCTTCATCTTAATCTCAATCTTTACCGATATACCAACCTTATGTCCACCTATCATCACTCCAATGGTTGAATGGATGTCAGCAGTACCTCGTGTTCCTTGACTTGGAGTAAAGGTAACACCTTGTGTACGATTGCCTATCTGTTCACCTGTTAAGCCATCTATAACCTTGTTAACCCTTGCTTGACCTTGATTGCTTACTCTCTCTGCTTGATGTCCTTCGTATTTAAGGTAATCGCATACACAAGCCGTTAGTCCGTTAGCTGTTGTATCGGTTCTGCCGTAATGGTCAAAGCTATCTTGTTGGGGTGTGATGCTTGGATACTTGGCTCTTGAGTATCGTTGTTTGGCTTGGATAATTCGTTGTTTTTCTTGTCTTGTCATTAGTGTTCGATGGTTAGTCCAAGTATGGATATGAGTTTTATAATGTTTTCGTTTCGTTGCGACATTGCGTTAAGTGTTGTTGGTATCGTAAATTCACCTGTTCCGCTTCGAGGCGGTTCATCTTGTCGGTCTTTAGTAAGATTAAATCCGTTCGTTGTGACGAGGTCAAATGTTCTCGTGTGACATAGGATAATCGGTTTGCTTGTTGACATAGTTGTTGAATTTTAGAACTCGATGTCTTGTATGATTGGATCGGCTGTAAATTCATTGTTATTTGTTTTGATTTCAAAGTATCTACCAATGTGGTCTTTATCAAAAATTATCTTCTTGCCATAAAACATTGCGTACTGGTCAACCCACATCTTTAACTTCTTTTGACTTAACCATTTTTTTAAGTCAACATATTCTTCTATAATATCTTCAAAGAACTTTTTAGAATATATCCTTGTGTTTGATGGCATATTTTCAGCATCTAAAGTGTATTCGTAGAACTCGTTTGATGTCTTGCTAATAAACTTCCTTACTTCTAAGTTCTTAAACTCTGATACTATCAATCCATTCTCAAAATAGAATTGAACGCATCCAATCATAAAGTTGTCAAATTTTGACCATTCTTCCTCCGACCATTCATCAAATAATAAGTGCTTAAATTCCTGCAATGGTGTATGATTTGCATTGAAGTGACTACTAAACTCAACCTCAAACTTGCGTCTATCAAACGAACCACCTGCGCCACCGATTGTATAGTTTGTGTTGATAAGAATCTTTGGTGACTTGTTTACAGGTAACTTGATTGCTAATTGACCTTTACGTTCAATGGTGATGCCTTCAGTAATAAGGCTAAACAAACTTTCAAAGTCAAAATGTTTCTTGACATCATCGAATACCAAGACTTGAGTATCTGTTGAGATGGTTTGATATTTGAATTGGTCATTAAAACTGAATATCTTTCCATCAAGGCTATTCAACTTTTTCATCTTACTGATGGCATTACTAAATAACCCCTTACCACTACCTCCATTCGGTGTGTCGCTTATAGTCTCATCGTTGAGTATTATAGCCTTGTTATTTGCGCTTGTTTTGAACGAGTGAAGTAAGTACCCAATAACCGACTTGATGCTCTTAAATCGTTCGTTATCGCTTCCTGCAACAAGGTGTATAAATCTTTCATAAACACACCCACTACTATCGGCTTTCTTGTATTCACGTTGTATGATTTGATTCTTCCATACATATCCACCTGAATCAATATAATCAATCTCTTCAACATTGGTTTTTGATACCCTTACCACTTTGTTTAAGTAATACAAATATGCTTCCTCTTGGGTATCTTCAAGTAAGGTGACATCTTTTGTATTTAAGAAAGATAAGTAGTCATAAGTAAAGAACTTTGTGTTACCTGCCATAAAATCAAACGGCTTCATACCAATATTATCGGCATTCTCAAGATGATGCAACACAAAATCTTTAATCTTATCTTTATTTGTTTCTTCAATAAGGTTCTCAAAAATATTGATAAAGATAAACCCAGCATTCGATGGATAGTATTTGTAAAAGTTATGCTCTTGTAAGAAGCCTTTAAACTTATGATGTTGAACTACTACATTACCCTTAGCCGTATATTCCCAAAAATCAGTCACGCTGATATTATCCTTAACCGATTCGACCGCCATATCAAATTCGTCATCATTCAATTCAGGGAATGCTTTACGCACCATCTTAATATCCTTTCCTGAACGAATCAACTCTTCTACTCGTTTCTTGGTATGGATGTCTTCAAAGAACTTGGTATGGTGTTGAGATGTTTTCTTGTAGGCACTTTTGACAGTTGTGTCAATTTCACGTTGCGTAAAGTCTTTTTGTTGGTATTGTAAACATACCCTCATTGCTTCGTTTAAACTAATGCCATAATCAT